AAGAACTACGTTACTAAAGATGAAATGGAAAGTAATACGGATCGTGTTATTCGTATGCTTAATAAGCTTGAAGCAAAACTTGACAAACTTTTTGAAGTTAAAACTAACTAGGAATTAATATGGCACGGAAAAGATATAAGAAGAAGAGAGCTGATTATCGTAAGGGTGGTCGAGTACGTTTTGATGCAGGTGGTATCGGAGATGATTGGAAAAGTGAAGGTCTTTTATCTAGAGCAGGTTCTGGTCGATATTATGCTACTGGACAAAATTCTGGAGCAGCCGTTAGTCCTGATAGTAATATTGGTCCTAAATCTGTAAACAGAACTGCTGATGAAATTGCACAAAATCTTGGAGCAGTTACAAATCAAAGTAGAGCAGGAATAGCTGCAGGAGCTAACTTAGGTTCTCAAACAATAGGAGCGATGGGTTCTTATATGGGAGGTTCTGCTGAAACTTCTCCTATGTTAGCACAAGGAAATCCTGTAGCTAATACAGCAGGTTTTACTGGAGGAGCTAAAACAGGAGGAGGTTCAGGAGTTGTAAAACCTCAAAAAGGAAAACAAAGCAATCAAAATAAAGAAGATAAAAAAGTTGTTGTTGCCGAGAATGAAGAACCTACTAGAGTTGTAGATAATTCATCTAGACAAGCAGCTCAAGATATTGTTGCAGGAACAAGACAAGGACCACAAATACCTGCACCACAACAAGTAGAAGCTGGTCCAGATGTTCAAACTATGCAGATGGATGAAATTCAACCAGTTACTGCAGGAGAACTTACAGCTCCAACTTTAGATACTGCAGCACAAGCAGAAGCTGTTCAGGCTCAAGTACCTGAACCTATAACTGCAGCACAAATGGAAGCTGCACAAGTTACACCACAAGAACCAGTTGTATCAGCTTCTGGTGATATAGCAGATGAATCTTTAGCTAAAGCTGCACAAGTAGATAGAGTTGATCCAATAGAAGCAGCAACTGTTGATATTCCAGAAGGAGCATTAACAGAACGAGTAGTTGGTGTAATGAGTCCTAATGCTACAGCTATAGCAGCTCAAGCAGCAGGTACAACTTTATCAAGAGTTACAAGAGCTAAGAAACAACTTCGTAACTCAGGTATATCTGAACAAGCAATCACAGATTTAGGTAACGATCCAGAAGCTCTTGAAGATCGTTTAATGGATCTTACAGAACAAGAAAGAGGAGTTATAGGAAGTCTTCCAGAAGAAGCTTTTGTTTCTAATCAACTTGACAGTCTTTTAAAAGGAATGGAAAGTGGAGAAATACCTACATGGGCTAGTCCTGCAGTTGCAGCAGTAGAACAGATGTTAGCTCAACGTGGTTTGTCTGCTTCAAGTGTAGGAAGAGATAATTTATTTAATGCAATAATACAGTCTGCTGTTCCTCTTGCACAAGCTAACGCACAAGCAATACAACAAAGTGTAGCACAAACAAGAGAAATAGAATCTAGAGAAGAAATATTTAATGCTCAAGCAAGACAACAAACAGCTTTGCAAAATGCAAATAATGTATTTAAGTTTGACTTAGCACAGTTTAGTGCAGACCAACAAACTGCTTTAGCAAACAGTAAATTTTTACAAACTGTATCACTAACTGAAGCAAGTTTACAGCAACAAGCAGCTATGCAAAATGCTGTATTATCTTCACAAGCTAATTTAGCTGAAGCAGATTTTTATCAAAAATCACAAATACAAAATGCACAAGCTTTTCTAAGCATGGACATGGCTAATCTTAATAACGAACAACAAGCAAGAGTTTTAGATGCTCAAATGAAACAGCAAGCTATGTTATCTAATCAAGCTGCTACTAACGCAGCAAGACAGTTTAACGCTACAAGTGAAAATCAAACTCAACAATTTATGACTGGTTTAGCTGCACAAATTGAACAGTCTAATATAGCTCAAACTAATGCTATGTCTCAATTTAATGTACAACAAGAAAATGCAAACAATGCTTTAAGATTTCAAACAGAAGCAGATTTTGAAAAAACTAGAGTTGCTTTAAAAACAGATTTAGATAAATATAATGCTCAGTTAGCTTTTAACAGAAATCAATGGAATACACAAAATGCTCAAGCTGTAGAACAGTCTAATATAGCTTGGAGAAGACAAGCAAATACTATTAATACTGCAGCAGCTAATCAAGTAGCTATGCAAAACGCAATGAACGCAAATAACTTAAACAGTCAAGCACTATCGTTTTTGTGGCAAGAACTTAGAGATCAAGCAGATTTTGATTTTAGAAAATATGAAAACGAAGAAAACAGAAGAGTATCTGTTATTACTACAGCTTTAGCTAATGAAGGAGAATCTGCAGAAACATATAGCGATGCTTTAGAATCTTTAGTTGAAGGTTTAGATTTACAAACTTTATTTGGTTAATATATACAGGAGTAACATACATGGGATGGTTAAGAAAGATAGGTCGTAAGATAGGTAAAGGAATTAAAAAACTTGGCAAAGCTATTGGCAAAGGTTTTAAAAAAGTTTTTAAAGCTTTTGGTGATCTTGGTCCTATTGGACATTTAGGATTAGCTATTATATTTCCTGCCTTTACAGGATTTTGGGGAACACTAGGTAAAGGAATAAGTGCTATATCTAAACTATCTCCTGCAGTTGGTAAAGTTTTTCAAACTGTTTATAATATTGGAAGTAAAGTAAAAGGAGTTTATAATTCTGTAACTGGAGCTTTAACAAATACTCTAAAGAAAATTCCCGGAGTTGGTCAAGCTATGGAAGGACTTGATAAGTTTATTGATAGAGCAAGACAGATGATAGGTATAGACGCAGGTAACGTACCTTTAGCAGATAAAGAAGATGTTGCTGAATATTGGAACTCTTTAAGCGATAAAGAATTAGAACAACTACAGCTTAGTAGAACAGATCTTTTTGTAGATGGTAAACTTACTAAGTTCGGAGAAGATGCAGGGAGAGGTAAATTATTTGTTGAACAAATGAGTGAACGAGGTTTTGGAACAGTTGAAGAAATTGAAAAAGGATATAATTTTTCTTCTGATGCATTTCCAAGTTTACAAAATAAAGTAAGAATGGAAGACTATGCAGCTTTTTCAGAAAATAATTTAAACAATCTTCCTTCTAGTTATAAATATAATTTTGAACAAAAAACAGATTCGATGGGTAGAAAGGGAGAATGGGAATGGATTAAAAAACCTGTTATGACTCCTGAAGGTCCTTCTGGAATAACTGCTCCTTCTTTTGGTAAAAAAACTTCTATTGAAACAGGTATAAGTTCAGCGTCTTCTGATGTTGAAGTTTTAAAAACACAACAAGATGTAGATTCTTTTTTCTTAGATGAAAAACCTGTTCCTTCTACAACATCAGATAGTCCATCTTTAAATAAAGCAACAAAAGAAATCCTTGACGGAACTTCTAAAACTCCTACTAGTTTTGGAGATAAACTTAAAGAATCTGCTATTGACACAGGAGTTCAAACAGTAGAAGATTTAATTACTGGTAGAAACTATAGAGATTATCAAGATTATTTAAGAAGAGGAACTATTGGACAAACTCCAGAAATGGTAGCTGCGTCTGCTAACTATGTTCAAGATCTTAGACCTCAGTTTCAACAAGCAGGTTTTCAAGCAACAAATTCAAATGATTTTATGAATCAATTTATTAATGGAACAAGCTTTGGTCCAGAAACATACAACAGTATTATGGCGCAACAACCTATCGGTACAAATGTTTACGCATAATAATTTATTGGAGAATTAAATGGCAATACCCACTGATGGTTTAGAGATGTTTGCAGCAGAAAATGCAAAAGGAAGACCAGTTGCAGGACAATCTTTAACAAACTCACCAGAACAACCTTATAAATGGGAACAACCTCCTGAGTTTACAACTGTAAACGAAGCAAACTTATTTATATTACAGTCTTTAATAGAAGAAAAAACTTATTTAAATTTAGTAATGTCTATTACAGACGGAGTACCTGTAGCTGATGTTGCTTCTGTAATACTTTATCATGGCTTTACACAAGGTAAGTGGAATCCAGATTTAATGTTGTTATTAATGGAATCAGTTATGTATATGATAATAGGGTTAGTTGAAAAGGCAGGTATTTTTAACTATAAACTGTATTCAGGCGAAGCAGAAGACGATAAAAACGATGTTGATCCTGACACCCAAATAAAAACTTTACAACGTGCTGTCGGTGCTTTTAACAGAGAGCAAGTTGCACAAACAATAGATCCAAGAATTGAAGAACTTTTAGAAACAGTAGAACCTCCTCCAAGTTTACTTGAAGCTAGACCTGAAGAAGCTAGAGAAGAAGCTGTTGAACCTACTAGCTTACTAGAAAGACAGGAGATGAGAGCATGAGTGTTTTAGATGATTATTTGAAAAAAAGAAAAGGTAGTGCTTTTGATCTAGGAAAAAGTTTATTGAGAAAACAAAGAGGATCTTCTAAAGGAGCAGGCGCACTTAGAGCAATTACTTTAATAAAAAAACTTTCAGATTTTAATTTGACAAAAAAAGCAGTTGAAGAAACAGAAAATTTTCAAGAAAGAGCTACTCCTATAAGAGCTTCTTTACTTGCTAATTTTAGAGAAAAAACAGGAATAGTTGCAAGAGACAAAACATTAAAAACTCAATGGGGAGATGACTTAGACGGTTATTTTACAGACTTAGCTAGTAAAAGATGGTTATCTGATACTCGTTCTTCACAAGCTCCTAATCGTCTTGACGATCCAAAAGCTTTTGCTGAATATGACAGCTATCTTAATAAACAGTCTAATCTTGAAAGACAAAGATATAATGCTAAACTTACTGGAGCTTCTGATATAGGAAAACTTACAGAAGAAGAAGTTACTGCAGAAATTGATCGTATTATAAATTCTACAGTTAAGAAAAATCTTAGTCCTGAAAATTTAAATTCTCTTTCTGTTCTTATGAGAAAAGTTAAGGGAGATAATAATGATACATCTTTACAGCTAGATGCTATTTTAAATAGAATAAAAGAGTTAGATAAAGCTTCAGAATTAAACTATGCTCCTATACAGACTAAAAATTTCGAAGCTGTTTATAATCCTCAAAGAAAATATAACGATACTACTATATTAAATAGTGTAACTACTTTATTAGAAAAAATAAACCCTGAAAAATATGATAGTTTTGATATATCAGTTATTGATCAAATAAAAAAGAATGTTATTTCTAAACAACCTAATATTAGAGAAGAAGATCTTATTAATAGAATTGTAAATCAATATGATTCTTCATCAAATGAAAATTTAATTGGTTTTAGATTTAAAATTAAAGAAAAAGAAAAAAATATTCTTTCTGCTTGGGATAGTTCTGAAAATAATTTAGAAAGATATTTAAGTAAATTTGATAATAAAAACCATGTTATAGAATTTGAAAACCTTATAGAAGTTTTAAATAATAATAACCGACAAGTTGCTGCTACAGCTTTAAATAATAATTTTGGAGATATTTATTCAAGAGGTCCAACAACCGTATCAGAATTAGAGATGACAAGCGGAAATCAAATTTTTAATGGTTATATTAATTCTTCTTCTTCTATATCTAAAGGTTATGATCAAATTGCTTTATCCGAAATGGGAGAAGATGGAAATGCTAAAAACTATTTATTAAGAAAAATATTACAAACACAAAAAACATTGCAAAGAGAAGATACTTCTTTAACAAATTTAAACGAGGTTGATATGTTTGAAATGGCTGCTGATATATATTTTAATAGACAATCAGAGGGTAGAAACTATATTCCTAGTAAGGTTGATATATATAAACACAGACTTCGTAAAGCTGCAGAGTTTGGCGATGAAAGAGAATATGAAAATATTAAAGAAGAGTTATATGCTGATGTAGCTAAAATAAATAGATCAACAAATGATAATGCTTTACAACAAGAAATTACAGAGTTTGTAAATATAGTAATAACAGGAGATGCTGATGAAGCAGCATTAAGAAACTCTTTAAAAGCAGAAGGATTAAACATTGAACCTCTTGAATCTTTTGCATCAAAAAGTAAAAAAGAACAAGCTTCTATGGAATTTTTAACTGCTGTAGGTATAAGAGATAATGTTGATGATAGAAGAAGAGGAGATGATCAAGAATTTAAAGAGCAACAAATTGTATCACATTTAGAAGATGTTTATACTACATTTGCAGGAAGTATGTCTTTTTTTGAAAAAGCTCCTGAGTTTACTAATATTGGAAAAGAAATTGAAAACTTTAAACGAGGAGTAGTTAATACTGAAAGTGGAATATCTGAAGTAGGTAGAAGAACTAGAACATATTATAAAGATAGAGACTCTATTCCTAATACATGGCTTACATTATTGCCGGGAATTTCAGAAATACCTGAAGGAGAAAGTTTAGAAGAAGTATTATCTCCAGAAAAATATGAAGCATTAATGTCTATAACTTTTGGAAGAGCTATAAAAGTGGTTGACTTTTGGAAGTCAAAAGGAATTGATGTAACTAAGAAAAAACGTTATGGTGTGGGAGCAATGTATAGTATTAATAACGTAGAAGAGCTTCCTAAAATTATGAAATGGTTTGCAGACAATCCTACTGAATTAGAATCTTTGAAAAATCTAAATTATGATTTCTTAAAATATGCTGAGATTCAAAGTACATACCTTATAAATAAAAATAAATAAGAGTTTAATATGAATTTAAACGAATATCGTAAAACGTTTTTAAAACCTGTAAATAGTAATTTAAAACTTAAAGAAACTTTAGATACTTTAGAACAGGACAACGAGTTTCAAAAAAGATCAGAAAGATTTCTTACTTCGGTAGGAGAAAATTCTGATGATATTTTTGAGTACTTAAGAGACTCTGATTATAATTTATATAGTGGTTTTAAAAGAGCATCTGAAAGTAAACTTTTTACTCCTCAACAAAAAGCTGACTATAGATACCTAAGACAAAGATTTGACAGAGCAGACACAGGAAGTTTAAAACAATATTTAGGAGCTGCAAAAGATATAGGAATTGATTTAGTTACTGATCCTACTTTACTTACTGCTGTTATAACTTCTCCTGTAACTGGAGGAGCAACTTTAGCAGCTAGAGCAGCGTTAGCAAAAGGAGCTTCTACAGGTTTAAAACAGCTTGCTAAAACTCAAACTAATAAAGCAATAGCAGTTACTGCTGCCGAAGCAGGAGGTTGGACAGGGCTTGATAATTATTTTAGACAAGAAACTGAAGTTAATACAGGAATAAGGAAGCTGTTCTCTACTCCTGAGTTAGTAGGAAGTACTGCTTTAGGTACTCTTATGGGTGGCTTGCTCGGTGCAGGCGCACAAAAATTAGCTATAGTTCATTCTAAAAAAGCTAGTGAGTTTGCTGATGATGAATACTTAGAACAAGTAGGAAGCATGGCTGCTTATAGATTAGGAACTAGAAAAGATAAAATTATTGCAAGAACAATAGGTAAACCTACAGCTATACTTAATACAATGGCACAGTTTTCTCCTATTGCTGATGCTCTTCGTAAACTTATTAGATACGATGCAGGTAAAGAATTTTTTAATCGTACTAATAAACCTCTTGAATTTAGCTTTGGTGAAAATATAAATTGGAGAACTGGTAATTATAAGTTAATGTATGAACAAGCTATTTCTCCGTTATATACTAAACAAAATGGTATTATGACTGATGCACAACAACAAAATGTAGTTAGGCTTCTAAGAGGAGGACCTAAAAAAGGTGCTACTATGGCTGAGATTGTAGTTGCTAACAATCTTAAAAAGTTTTATGATACTATATTTAATCATGCTGTTAAAAATAAACTTATATCTCCAGAAAGAAGAGTTAAAAATTATTTTCCTATAAGCTGGAACAGAGGAGCAATAAAAGAAAATCCTGAAAAGTTTAAAGAATTATTGTTAAAAGAAGACGGTGTTTCTTCTGATAATGTTGACAAAATTATAGCAGGTGTATTAGACGAAAAAAATGCTGCTTATGGAGAAACTGCTAACATACTTACAGGTATGAGGGGTTTAAATATTAAAGATGAAAATGTTTTTGAAGAGTTTTTAATTAATGATTTACATGCTGTGTCTCATTCTTATTATGCTAAAGCTGCTAGAAATATTGAAACAAAAAAAGCATTTGGTTTAAGAGATAAAAATACTGGAGAACTTAAACTTACAAGAAACAGCAGCGCACTTGAAGAGTTTGAACAACAGTGGGTTGATCCTTTAAATCAAGAGTTAATAGCAAAAGGTGTTAAAGGAGGTTTAACAAAAACAGAAAGAAATAATGTTGTAAATCTTTTCAAAACTTTAACAGGAGATTTAAACTATTATCAATCTGACGTAGGTCAGGGTATTTATGATACTCTTAAACTTTCTCAACAAGTAGCTCACCTTCCTTTAGCTACTCTTTCAAGTATGTCAGAAGTTTTTATTCCCTTAACAAAAGGAAAGCCTGAAAGGTATACTCAAGAACTTTTAAAATCTATGGGTGAAGCAGGAGAACTTTTTACTAAAAGAATACCTAGAATTTTAAAAGATAAACACAACTTAGATCAACCTGAAATATTTAATGAAATGAATAAAGTTTTTTTAGCAGTAGAAGAAGCTTTAGCTGATCGTGTTGAAAACCTAGCAGGCGAAGGCATGCAAACTGAATGGGTTAAAAAAGGAGCAAGAGGATTTTTTAAAGCTAACTTACTTACTCAATGGACAAAAATGGTTCAGTTGGCAAGTTTTAATATTGGTAAAGATTTAATAAGATCTAACTTAAAAGAACTTCACAAAGCTTCTAAAGCAGGTACAGATATATTTAAAGCAACAGGAAAACTTAGAAGATATAAAGAAGAACTTTTTGATTTAGGTATAGATGTTGAACAAGGAATTAAATGGGTTGATGATGGAGCAAAACAAGCCGATGCTCGTAAAGCTTATTCAGAATTAACAGATAGTGAAAAGTTTTATCAAGTTAATTTAATAAGAGGAGCAGGAAGATTTGTTAATGAAGTTATACTTAACCCTGCTAGGGAACAAGCTATTAAACCTATTATTCAATCTAATCCTAAAGTAGACATATTGTTTCAGTTTTTAGGTTATCCTACTGCTTTTTCTAATACAGTTTTAAAAAACTATGCAAGACAAGTTATTCTTAATCCTGCAGCTAATGCTCCTAAAATTTTAAGTGCTACACTTTTAATGACAGGAACTGCTTTAGGATTAAACTATGTTAGAGGATCAGACGAATCAAGAGAAGAATATTTTAAAGATCCTCAAAAGACTATACAAAAAGCAATACAACGAGTGGGTTTGTTAGGTCCTCTAGAACACGGTGTTAGGTTTAGTGATTCTTTAGAGTACAGTAAAAACCCTGCTCTTTCATTATTAACTTTAGGAGGTCCTATATTAGATGACACTTTAGGATCAGTTTTTTATCGTAGAGGATTGTCTGAAACTCTTGCTAAAAACCTTCCCGGATATGCTTCTAAGAATGTTTTAGAAAACTTAACAGGGTTGACTCCTTACGATAATATAACAGAAGGAGCAAGAGAACTTGACAAGTCTTTAAAAGAATCTATGTTCGGAAAACCTCTTGAAAGATCTAGGTATGAACGTGATTATAAAAGATCGTATAGGAGAAACTATCAAGAAGGTGGATTAGTTTCTGACATGTTGTTTGGAGACGATATGATAGATCCTTATACTACACAAGTTGATAAAGATAATCCTGTTTTAAATGTAGCAGATGATCCTACAAAAAGAACTAATCCGTATACTGGAACATCTTATAGTGAAGGAACAAGACCAAGTGTTGTTGCTACTTTGCAAAAGAGGAGAAGATTTGCAGTAGGTAGTTTAGTAGCTAAAGGAGCTGCAAAACTTTTTTCTCCTACGCTAAAAGGATTACTTAAAAATGCTCCTCCTAACTTAAAAGGTAAGGGTGCTATAGAGTGGGTAAAGAGTTCAAAGGCAGGACAAAAAGGAATTAAACCGAGAGAAGTTGAAAGATTAGAACTTATAAATTTTTTAGAAGAAAATCCAGATATTCCTATACAGGAAGCTGCTTCTTCAGTTGCTGAAAAAGAAGTTAAAGTTAGTGGACAACCTGAATTTAAAAGTACAGGAAGAACCAGACATGTAGCTTTTGATGATCCTGTAGACACTCCTCTTAATATATCAGGAGAATTTTCTCTAGAAAATCCCAACATGAAATTTTTTAAAAGTGGAAACAATAAAAAATTTAATCTTATAAACGATCCTAATAGTAGGACCTTTGTCACCCCTAATAATTTTATTTTTGGTAACGAAAAAGACGGATACGGTATTTTTAACGAAGGTCGTTTTCAGGGGGGAGATAGTATAGTTAATGACTTAAACGAAGCAAAAGTACAGTTTCAATCATTAATAAATACTTATCTTGATCCTTCTGACGCTAAACTTCGGATTGTTTCTAGAGAAGAATATGAACAATTAGGAAGTAGACCAATAGAAACCTATGGTACAACTGAAGAATTTAAAAGTTATATTGATAGACAACTTCCCGGAGGGGAAAACTATGAAGAGTTTTCAATAAATTGGGAAGGAGCAGGTCCAAATGAAAAATGGTCTCGATATATAGCACAAGCAAAAGGTATTCCTTTTCATGACCAACCACATATAGTTTCAGATAATCAAAATTCACTTATGCACATTCTTGGAAGAGATAGAAAACTAGAAGGCAGAACTGGAAAAAATTCACATATAGATGAAATGCAATCTGATCTCATAAAAGCAGGACTAAAGTACGGTTGGATGAAACCAAAAAAAGAAATACTAAAAATAGAAAAAGAAGTACAAGAAATATTAAATAAAATTAAATCAAAAAACAATCTTGAAGAATTAGATTTAGTTTCACCTTCTAAATATCCAAATGAACGTATTGACACATACAGTATTAACATTAACGATATGCGGAGACAAAATTTTGAACTAGAAGATATTATAAGGTTTGATGAGGAAGAGATGGGATTTATTGAAGATCCTGAACAAGGTGTTTTTATTAAAGCACTAGGTAAAAAGAATCTATCTAAAATAAGAAAATTATTAGAAGAAGCAAACGAAGGAGTACCTAATTACCCATTTAAAAAAGATTGGGAACTTTTAGGAGTTAAACAATGGTTGCTCAAAGCTGTTAACGAAGGTAAAGATTCTATTTCTGCATCTCCTTCAGAAGTGTTAGTAAATAGATGGTCTCCTGAATTTACAGAAATGTATAAAAAAGTGTATGACATACAAGTACCAAAAGCCATGAAAAAATTAGCTAAAAAATATGGTGGTAAGTTTGAAAAAGGTAGGTTATTAAACGAAGATGATTTTCTTGAGTTATATGGTAGTTCTCCTAGAGATCTTGAAAAAGCGTCAGAATTATTAAAAGTAAACATACTTACAATTACACCTGAAATGAGAGAAAAAATATTAAAAGACGGACTTCCTACTTATGGTTATCGTGAAGGTGGTTTAGTAAACAGACTAAAACAAAGGAACGCAAATGGATAAAGCAAAACTAATTGAAGAACTTAAACGTGACGAAGGTGTAGAACTACGACCTTACAAATGCTCCGCAGGATTTTTAACTCTGGGTGTGGGTAGAAATATAGAAGAGCGTGGTATTACTATGGATGAGTCTGACTATCTTCTTGCCAACGACATAACAATTTGTGAAGAAGAAGCAACCAGAGTATTCAAATGGTTTGCAGATTTAACAGACGTTAGACAACGAGCTATTATTAATATGATATTTAATTTAGGTTTGACAAAACTTTTAAACTTTAAAAAGTTTTTAGGTGCGATGGAAGAAGGTGACTATGAGACAGCAGGTAAGGAAATGCTTGATAGTCGTTGGGCAAAACAAGTAGGCAACAGGGCAGATAGATTAGAACAAATGATAATCAATGGGTGATATTTTGATAATGTATCTTGAAGATGATCTCGACAGAGCTTATCGAATAGACTGTAAACTGCGTTCTAAAACAGATCTTGCTTGGATTAAACGAGAAGAGTTTAGAAAAGTATATGAAGAACTGTTAAATGCGCACTTAAAAGGTGTGCCAGAAATGCCACTAGAACTTGCGATGCAATCAGTAGAAGATATTCTAGGAAATGAAAGCATACGCTTTAACAACGAGGAACTAAAAGAGAAAGAAAATGAAACTAAACTTACTTAAAAATGTGAAAAATATTATAGGTGCTGTAGCTCCTACTATAGGCACAGCTCTAGGTGGACCAATGGGTTCGATGGCTGCAAATATGGTAGCTGATGCTCTTGGATGTGAACCAACACCTAAGAAAATAGAAGCAGCAGTACAGGCTGCGACACCTGAACAACTTGCAGAACTTAAAAAGATTGACAAAGACTTTGAAGTTAGGATGAAGGAACTAGATGTTGATCTATA